TATGGAATCACAGTAGGGTTTACCCTAATAGGGTTTCTACCTACGGGTTTACCCTTAAGGGTTAGTACGTAAGGGTAGGGTTTACCCCCACCATGTGTAAAAGTGAGGGGGTGCTGTGGCAGGGGACACAAACACACATCGGTATACCCTTAAACACATAGACCCCCACCCACCCCTATCAGGACAGAAACAGTCCTTCCAAAAAATTTTTTATAGTTTAGAATTTGTAGACATTAAATCAAGGAGAAGATATGGCTGGATTTCCTATGAGGAGAGCTTTGGAGAAGAAGATAGAGACTCTGGGAGGCATTGAGTTCGTTACGGCACACATAGCACAGGGAATGACCATTGGACGCTTGGCAGAGTTTATAGAGTGTTCTAGGCCTATGCTTTCTTTCTGGATAAACCATACGGATGAGAGAAGAGATGCGGTACTCGCAGCTAGAAAGCTAAAGGCTGAGAAACTGGCAGAAGAGGCTTTAGATATTGCTGACCAAGCAGATGAGACTTCTAACTCAGGAGTTAATAAAGCCAGGTTGCAGGTAGACACAAGGAAGTGGATGGCCTCTAAGCTAGACCCTGAGAACTACGGAGACACTGCTAAAACCCAAGTAAACATCAGTTTGGGTGATCTGCATCTCCAAGCTCTTAAGCACATGGGTCAGGCTGAAGTCGTAACCTTGGAAAACAATGGCTCATAATCCTTTTATCGAGTTCATAAAGCTTTACAGAAATGATCCTGCTTTGTTTGTCAAAGAGGTTCTTGGAGTAGAGCCTGATGATTGGCAGAAGGACTTTCTGAACGCTGTCGCTACTGGTGAGCGTAAGATTTCAATCAGGTCTGGTCACGGAGTGGGTAAGTCAACCACCGCTTCTTGGGCAATGCTTTGGTTCTTGTTAACTAGGTATCCCGTTAAAGTAGTGGTTACTGCCCCTACTTCTGCCCAGCTGTATGACGCTTTGTTTGCCGAGCTAAAGAGATGGGTCAAAGAACTACCCAAGCCTATCCAAGACCTACTTGATGTCAAACAAGAGAGGATAGAACTCAAAGCTTCCGCTACCGAGGCTTTTATCTCTGCTCGAACATCTCGTGCTGAACAACCCGAAGCCTTACAAGGTGTCCACTCTGATAACGTGATGCTGGTAGCAGATGAGGCTTCTGGTGTCCCAGAGGCAGTATTTGAGGCCGCTGCGGGTTCTATGTCTGGTCATAACGCTCTAACCATACTGTTAGGCAATCCAGTACGCTCTTCTGGCTTCTTCTTTGACACACATAATCGTCTAAAAGATGAATGGTGGACTAGACGGGTATCCTGTCTGGACTCTACCCGTGTCAGTAAAGAGTACGTAGAAGACATGAAATCCCGCTATGGCGAGGAATCTAATGCCTATCGTATCCGTGTACTAGGTGAATTCCCAAGGAGTGACGATGACACGATTATCCCAATGGAACTACTTGAGTCTGCTAAACATCGAGATACAAGAGCCTATGAAGACGCTCCGATTGTTTGGGGATTGGACGTTGCTCGGTTCGGCTCTGACTCGTCAGTTTTGTGTAAGCGTCAATCCAATGTGGTTCATACACTAGAGCGCTGGAGAAACCTAGACCTCATGCAACTCACTGGTGCGGTGGTGGCTCAGTACGAAGCCTGTGACCACAAGAGTAAACCTACAGAGATTCTGGTTGACTCTATTGGCCTTGGAGCTGGTGTTGTTGACCGATTAAGAGAACTTAAGTTGCCATGCAGGGGTATTAACGTATCTGAGAGTCCAGCAATGGGCGGTACTTATCTCAACCTGAGAGCAGAACTATGGCACAAAACCAAGGCTTGGCTTGAGAAACGTGACTGCAAGATACCAAACAATGAAGATTTCATTGCTGAACTGGCGACTGTAAGGTACACCTTTACATCCAACGGCAAGATTAAGATTGAATCTAAGGACGATATTAGACGTAGGGGATTGAAATCTCCTGACATGGCTGATGCTTTTGTGTTGACATTTGCATCCGATGCCGCTACTGTGTCTTGGGGATCAAATATGTCTTGGGGTAAACCGATAAAAAGGTTGATCCGTGGCCTAGTCTGATTGCCGTTGCCATTTTAGAGCCACCTTAAGCAAGTGGCTCTTTTTTTTATTACCACAGTATGGTAGTATTGCGAAACCTATATTGGAGATTCCTATGAACATGGATGATGCTGCCAACAAGATTGGCAAAGTAATGGGTGAATACAAGCGTGGCAAGCTCAAGTCTTCTTCTGGTCAGAAGGTTAAATCCCGTGACCAAGCCGTAGCTATCGCAATGAGCGAGTCTCGTGCTATGCCTAAACGTGGTGGCAGAACTGCAACCAATCGAAGCAAAAAGTAACTTAAGGAAAAATTATGTCTTTCTTAACAAGAGATAACAATGGTAATACCATCCCTAATGTATTTAGAATTGGTACGACACAAGTTTTTACAGTAACAAATTCTAGTGTTGCAAGTACCGCTTTTGCGGCCTCAACTACTCATGTTCGAGTTTCTTGCTCATTAGGCCATTGCCATATCCAGTTTGGATCTGCACCAACAGCAAGCATTACGACAAGCCCAATGATGGCAAACAATACATCTGAAATTTTCCCCGTGGCTTCTGGTGACAAGATTGCTGTTATTAAAGATTCTGGTGTTACTGCTTCCACAATTAGCGTTACGGAGTTGTTATGAAGCCTGGACTCTATGCCAATATTAATGCCAAGCAAGAACGTATCAAGGCTGGCTCTAAAGAGAAGATGCGTAAGCCTGGCACTAAGGGCGCACCTACTGCCAAAGACTTTAAGCAAGCGGCTAAGACTGCTAAGAAAAAATGAGCGCTGCGTGGACCAGAAAAGAAGGGCAAAACCCTAAAGGTGGGTTAAATGCTAAAGGTCGTGCTAGTTTAAAAGCACAAGGCCAAGACATTAAAGCCCCTGTTAAGTCTGGAGATAATCCACGTAGAGCTAGTTTCCTTGCAAGGATGGCAGGAAATGATGGTCCTGAGTACAAAGATGGAAAGCCAACTAGATTACTTCTAAGCCTCCAAGCATGGGGTGCAAGCAGTAAAGCAGATGCTAGAGCAAAGGCTAAAGCTATTTCTGCAAGGAATAAAAAATGAAATGCCCTATCGCTACTTATGACATCAAGGCCAACTTGAAAGCCCGTAATTGGGCAATCAAGAATGTGGACTATGGTCCTGCCAACCCAGAAGAAGACAACGAAGAATACTGGCAGAACCTCGCTGATATGTGGACAGTATCTATTGATAAAGTTCAAGAGATGCGTTGCGGTAACTGCGCTGCCTTTATCCAGACCCCAGAGATGCTTGACTGTATCCTTAAAGGTATAGATGAAGAGACTGATGGCTATGCCAAAGATGTACAGGGTGCGGCTAATCTTGGCTACTGTGAGCTATTTGACTTTAAGTGTGCGGGTGAGCGTACCTGTTCAGCATGGCTATCTGGTGGCCCTATCACCAAGAAGATGACCAAGAATCAATCTAATATGTTGATGATGGCTAAGACCGAATACGACATGGAAGAAGAGGAGGACTAAATGCCTACATGGTTATCAGCATTATTTGAATCATTTGGTCCAGAAGCAGTTGGTGGATCTGAAGCTGTAATGAGTGGCGGTGCAGCGCCAGTATCTTTTGGTCAACAAGCAACCCAAGCTGTTGGCAATATGATTTCTCCGCAAATGCAACCCTACCAAAACTTCTACAACACAGCTATGAATCCAAATGCAAGCATGGCTGACACTGCTAGAAGTGGTTTCCAATTAGCATTTAATCCTAATGAAGATGAAAAGAATCTTGGCTTCAAACAAATGCCTAACGCATATGGTGGTATGGCTAACAATAATGTTGGTGGCATCCCTTCTCTATTACAGAATACTAATTCTGGAATCCTCCCTTATATCGGTTCACGATAAGGAAATAATATGATTAACGAAAATCCAATGTTGATGGCTGAGACCATGCAAGGCGAGATGGAAGGCGATGAGGTAATGTCTGAAGAGCAACTTCAAGGCGTTATCTCTGCTGAAATCTATGATGCCATTTCTTTTATAGATGATGACATTGGTGGCAATCGTGCATTAGCGACTGAATACTACTATGGCCTACCATTTGGTGACGAAGAAGAAGGCCGATCACAAGTAGTGTCAATGGATGTCCGTGATACTGTTCAAGGCATCTTGCCAAGCTTAATGCGTATATTCTTTGGTCCAGAGCGTGTGGTTGAGTTCACCCCACAAGGACCAGAGGATGTTCAGAATGCTGAACAAGCTACAGACTATGTAGACTTTATCTTCAAGCGTGATAACCCTGGCTTTAAGATCCTTCACTCTGCTTTCAAAGATGCTTTGGTTCGCAAGTGCGGTATCGTTAAATACTATTGGGATGAGTCAGTAGAAGTTAAAGCAGAATCATTCTCTATGCTTGATGAGCAGAGCATGATGATGTTGACAGAGAACCCAGATGTGGAAATCTCTGCGGTGCGTGAGTATCCAGTGCCAGGTACTGAGCCTATGAATGAAGCTCAAGGCATTATGACTCCACCTCCCATGATGTACGATGTGGAGATCAAGCGCAGAATTAAATCTGGTAAGGTAAAGATTGAATCTCTACCACCAGAAGAGTTCCTGATTGACCGCAGAGCTAAGTCTATTGAAGAAGCTACTTTTGTAGGCCACAGGACTATGAAAACTGTTTCCGATCTAGTGGCTATGGGTTATGACTACGATGAGATGGTTGAAGTTGCTGGCAATGGTAACGACTTTGACAACAACCAAGAGTACACATCCCGCAACCCGTTTGCTGTTA